CAGATTGTAACTTACAAATTAACAGGTATTTTCAAAAATACAGAAGATATTATGAAAAAATTGCGTAAGGAATACGAGACAGATTCATTAAAAATGGTAGCAATTCAAAATACTTCAATCTTCGAAGTATTATACGGTATGACAGAACTTGAATTTATTAAACTTGCAAAGGTTTTACCGCCAAGAGTTAGTAAAGCAAATACAGAAAGTGAGGTAATAGAAAATGACAATTAGTATTTCTGAACTTATGAAGTATATTGACACCGACAATGTATCATTACGTTTGAATAATGAGGGTGACTTAGAATTTCACCCATTACATCCTAAAGGATTTTGTGTGTATGAACCTTTTATTTTAATATATTCGTTCAGTGATTTACAAGAAGAAATTGCGGAAAACGGTTACTATTGTTTTGCTGAACATATTAATGATATTATGATAGGTGAGTAGTTATGGAAAAAGAAATTGCAAACAAACTAAAGTTACACTTACAAAACAGGGTTAGAGGTAAGATAATAGTACGGTTCTACTATGATACTATTTCAATTTTCATTACAAATGAAAATATTACTTATTCAATATTCATAGAGAATGCGCATGATATAATCATGCAAGGTACACCATTAAAGTACATAGCAGACCGTGCGTTAAAAGAGTACAAAACGTTTGTACTAAAAAAGTTTTTTATCTAAACTACCTTGTAAAAAACTGCATTTTGTAGTACAATAAAGATGTCAACAAAAGACGTTATATTTTTCATCCCTCTTCAATGGGCGGTAATCAATCCGCCCAGTACAGGCGGATAACTCAATGGTAGAGTGCTAGATTTTGAATCTAGTAATAAAGGTTCGATTCCTTTTCCGCTTGCTATAGCAATAAAGCTATAAATAATTTCATAAAAAGAAAAGGAGAAAAAACAAATGGCAAGAGTACCAATGGTAACTAGAACAATAGTTACAACAAAAGCAAACGTGTTATGCGTTTCAATTACAAATGGAGAATGTTTTAACACACAAGTAACACTTCCAAGAACTTACAAAGATGAAAAATCCCTTATGAAACAGGTATCTGCACTGATTGACAACGATGAGCAAAAAGCAGTGCATGTGGTAGACAAAGAAGAAATCGAAACTCTGTACGGAATGACTGAACAGGACTTTATTCAATACGCAAAAGCATTGCCACCTAGAGTAACCCAATCCGAAGAGAAAGAAACAGAAGAATAAAAAAGAAGAGGAGAAAAAACAATGACAGGGTATAGTGTAGAAATCAAAGAAGCATCAAAAGAATTATCAGCAAAAGAAAGAATAAAAATCAAAGATACAACGAATGCAATCAAATTGGATGAAGCCACACAAGAGGCAAATGTAATCATCGAACCAGAAATGTTTGCGGTACTTGCAATCCATAATGAAAAAGCTGATGACAAAGACTATGAAAATTACATTATCATTGACAAGAACGGCGACAAATACGTGACAGGTTCACAGTCGTTCTGGACATCATTCATGGATATTTACAATGAAATGAAAATAGAAACAGAATCATGGGGTATTACAGCTTTTAGGCATGAATCCAAAAACTACAAAGGTAAATCATTTATTACCTGTTCCATTAACTAACTTTTCCATAAACAGCCACTAGTCGAAATACACTAGTGGCTATAATAAACATTAATAGGGGTGAAAATATGACAGATAAAAGTGTTAACTCAGAAATAACTAAGAATCTAAAAAGAATTAAACAATTTATAAGACGTGCTGAAAAAAGAGGATATATTTTTGATGATGATATAATCCCGCAACAAAATGGTGAATCACAAACAGAATATATTGAAAGATTAAAACAAACAAAGCCAGATGTCTTGTATTCAAAGGCTATAAATGTTTCACGTGAAACAGGTGAAATTCTCGAGGGGATAGAAGCAAGAAAACAGGAAAGGTCAGAACTCTCAAAAAAATCTGCACAAACAAGAAAACAAATGAAACAAGCAGAGCAACAGTTTTGGTCTGGAAGTAGTACAAAAGCATCGAAAAAGAACAAAGAACAATCACAGCAAGCGCAAACAGTTTTACCAACAAAAATTCCAGAATCACAAATTACAGAATCAGAGATTGCAAACGCTGGTGAAACAGTTTACTATAATGTTCTTAACGACTTGATAAATAAGTTATCAACACCGACACCACAAACCACAATATACGGTTCAAAGCGTTTACAAGAAAATATTGAATCATCAGAAGACGCAAGATATACCCTACGTGCTATATTAGCTGAACAGGTGAGTATATATGGTAAGGCGCATGTTGGTTATAACCTAGAACAGAGAGCTGATGAAATAACACCATTGATTTGGCAAATTTTAACTGATAGTGACGGTGAAAGAATACAGATAGCTACGCACAAATTAGCTGAAATAATTCAAGGAACACCATTAACCATGCAACAACTAGCAGAACTATCGCTTGACGAAGATGAAAGCGAAGATTTTTACACCATATGACGCATGAAAACAAAAAAATATCGTTACTTTTCATGTGACTTTGAAACAACGGTGTATAAAGGTCAAACGCACACGGAAGTCTGGTCTAGTGCAGTCGTTGAGTTGTTCACCGAAGATGTAAAAATATTTCACAGTATAGGCGAAACTTTAGACTATTTCATATCACTTAATGACAACCTAGTATGTTATTATCACAACTTAAAATTCGATGGTTCGTTTTGGCTAGATTATTTATTAGTTCAGTTACAATATGAACAGGCATACACCAAGTTATCAGACCGTGAAAATGAGGTTGAGTGGTTGCACGAAAAAGACATGAAAAATAAGTCTTTCAAGTATTCAATATCAGACCGTGGTATCTGGTACAGTTTTGTTATAAAAGTGAACAATCACTTCATTGAAATTCGTGATAGTTTAAAGCTATTACCCTTTTCGGTTAAACGTATTGGAGAATCTTTTAAAACAAAGCACAAAAAACTGGACATGGAGTATACAGGTTTTCGCTATGCGGGATGCCAAATAACTGATGAAGAAAAACAATACATTGCTAACGATGTGCTTGTCGTAAAAGAAGCACTAGAGTTTATGTTTCAAAATGGGCATAGTAAACTAACAATAGGCAGTTGCTGTCTTTCTGAATACAAGAAAATAATGGGCAAAGACGACTTTGCAATGTTCTTTCCACAAATATATGATATTCAGATTGACAAAAATACCTACGGTTCAGACACAGCGGGCGACTGGGTTAGACGTTCATATCGTGGGGGTTGGTGCTACCTTGTAAAAGGAAAAGAAAACCGAATATATCACAATGGTATCACAGCAGACGTTAATTCACTATATCCAAGCATGATGTCAAGCGCATCTGGCAACAGATATCCAGTAGGAAAACCGTATTTTTGGAGAGGGAACTACATTCCCGATGAAGCAATTGCACCTAATAAATATTATTTTGTACGAATAAAAACAAAATTTTACCTAAAAGAAAACATGTTACCATTCGTGCAAATAAAAGGTAACTTATTGTATCGTGGTACAGAGATGCTAGAATCTTCCCGAATTTGGGATTATGAAAAACAAAAATACTGCGAGTATTACCGTGACAAATACGGTAATATTCAAGACACCCGTGTTGAAATGACGCTGACAATGACAGACTACACGTTACTACAAGAACATTATAACTTAGTTGACTTTGAAATACTAGACGGTTGTTGGTTTTTCAGCGAAATAGGCTTGTTTGATAATTATATAAACACTTATAAGAAAATCAAACTAGAGTCAAAAGGTGCGATGCGTGAGTTAGCAAAACTTTTCCTAAACAACTTATACGGAAAAATGGCTAGTTCAACAAACAGTTCTTTCAAAATAGCATACGTGAAAGATGATAAAACCATAGGTTTTTTACCTGTAGAAGAAAATAACAAAGAAGCGGGCTATATACCTGTAGGTACAGCAATCACATCATACGCAAGGAATTTCACCATAAGAGCTGCACAGAAGAACTATCATGGGGTTGATAAATCTGGTTTCATTTACGCTGATACAGACAGTATACATTGTGACTTAAAAGCCGAACAAATTAACGGAATAACTGTACATGATAAAAACTTTTGTTGTTGGAAACTAGAATCGTCGTGGGATGAAGCCATTTTTACTAGACAGAAAACATACATTGAACACGTTGTTGCTGAAAACCTTGAGCAAATAGAACACCCATATTATAACATCAAATGTGCAGGAATGCCTACAAGGTCAAAAGACCTATTTGAATTAAGTATGAAAGGTAACGCAAACACAAATAACGAATGGTCAGAAGATGAAAGAGAATTTCTTTTTGACGCTCAAACAGGTGAACCAATAAAACGAACACTTGAGGATTTCAAAGTAGGATTAAAAGTACCAGATAAACTAATACCTAAACGCATAAGGGGTGGAGTTCTCTTGTGTGAAACAACTTACGAAATGAGGTGAAAAAATATGAGAACATTTTATAAATTCTACGGATTAAAAGCAGTATTAAGAGTGTTATATTTAAAGTGGATAAAAGGTCATTGCCATCACTTGTGTTGTTTTTGTGGGTATCAATCAGATTGTTTATCGGGAATTTTAGATGAGCAGGAGTTTTCAAAATGAGAAAAGCAACAAAGGTTATATTTATCATAACTTGTATCTGGTTTGTAATATTCACAATTTCAATTTTTTAAAATGAAAGGATAGTATTATATGAAAAAATTTGTTATGATTTTATTAGGAATTATAGACACCCTTAGTTGTATAACGTTGTTAATAACATTATTTCTGGTTTTTGGAGTCTCAGTTACATACTATAAACAGCTATTAGTGTCGATTATGATATGGTGTATCGTAACTACAATATTCACCATATTAGAAGAAAAGGGGTGGCTTAAATGAACGATTTAGAGTGTGGTATAGGTTACTACAGATGGCTAGTTGCTACACACGGGTTGAAGTGTGAGGACTATATGCTTTTAACAAACGAAGAACGTAGGCAATTAGAATCTGATTATCTAACGGCGAAAAACAACTTAGATATACAATCGGGAAAATATTAGAAAGGAAAAATAATGATTAAGAGAGAACTAAACGAATTAAAACAGAATATACAAGATGAATACGGCAGAGTGCTGAACCGTTGTGTTAACTTAAGTAATTTCATTGATAGAAATAGGTCTGAAATGGATATAACATTGCACGCTAAATTATGTGAACAGTTATATTATATGGAAAAATACATACAAAATTTGAGGGATTTATTTTTAATATTGAACATTGACTGGTAATTATTTTAAATAATAACGCATAAGTAAATCAAATGATTAACACTTATGCGTTATTTTATATCTATAACACTTGCTAAATATAAGCGGTCAGCAATACCGATAAGTTATACATGGCGGTTTCTTTCACCCGTGCTTTTCCATGTTAATTCAGATATTTAAACAAATGCAGATACCAATATTCAACTAATAACTTAACGCTTTTAACACAGCTTCTTTGCACTGTAAATCTTTGAATCTAAAACAACCTCTCTCAAAAAAGTATCTAAGATTTTCCAAAATAAAGCTATTTCTTTTCAGCATTACATAGTTAATTTGATGGTCATCAGTCGTTACTGTTATTTTCAACTTATATGTAAGGTCTGGTCTATCATCGCAATACAACATACCACTTTCAGCAAATTCCCTAATCGCATAATCATTTCCCATGTATCTAAGTGTACAAATATACTGACCAATACCGTCTGGTTTTTCAATAAATGCTTTATTATCATTCAGATAAACACATTCAGAACTATAAGCAACATACTCATTACTAGCAAATGCACGGTTGAATGCACTTTCTTTTTGTGCAATACTCGCACTTTCAACATAACCCTGCTCTAATATAAAACCGTCACCCTTTAAAAATTTAGTTTCATCTTTCAACCTTGATGTAATTCCCATTTCTACATAGTAAGGATTTAGTAAACTAACAGGATTTGAAATCATGTAAACTGGTACATATCTTATTTGTTCACCATTACCCCTAGCAATAGAAGTATGTATACTAATAAATTTCTTAACCTCATCACCACAATAGTGATTAGTTTCACTTTGAAATTCATCAAATATAATACTGTCAATATCACTAAACAGGTGACTATATTTTTTCAACTGGTCAGCACTGTTTAGTGAAATAGCATATCCGCAACTTACATCGTCTAAAAATAGCTCATGGAATATACCACTTGCACGCCGTTTACTGGTCATAATAGAACCATTAAAAAATAATTTAGATATATCTTTAAAAAATTTATCCGCACATTCATCTAGTTCGTAGTTGAACCTATAAAGTAAAGCGAATTTTTTACCACTTTTAATAAATCTATTTACAACAAGCCTACCAAAATATGTAGTTTTTCCGCCACTACGATTAGTAGTAGTCATATAGATTTCTGGTCTACATCCGTTAATGTCTTTCATGGATAAAAGTTTAGCGCCATCATAATATTTACCCATTTAAAAAATCACCTACTTTCATAAATAATTATATCATAAATATTGAAAAAATTCAAGATTTATGTTATAATTAAAAGAAAATAGAAAGGAGTTTTAGTATGGATTACAGCACAGTTGCGTCACTTATTTCATCCTACGGATTCCCTATTGTTGCATGTGTAATTATGGGATGGTACGTAAAGTATACCGCTGACCAAAACAGAGAACAGTTAAACAATATCACTGAACAGCACACAAAGGAAATGACAGATGTAACAACAGCCTTGAACAACAACACGTTAGCTTTGCAAAAATTGTGTGATAAAATGGAGGTACAAAGATGACAAGAACATTATCACAAAATGGGTTAAATTTAATAAAGAGTTTTGAGGGGTTAAAACTTACAGCCTATAAAGCATTATCAACAGAAAAATATTACACTATTGGATATGGACATTATGGTAGTGATGTAACAAAAGGAATGAAAATTACTGAAGCACAAGCGGAAAAACTATTAGCAAATGATTGTGCAAAATTTGTTACACATGTAAACAAATATATGTCCACATACAATTTTAATCAAAATCAATTTGACGCATTAGTATCTTTTGCGTACAACGTTGGTTCAATCACACAGCTAACAAATAACGGAAAACGTTCAATTAGTGACATTAGTTCCAAGATTTTAGAGTATAACAAAAGTGGTGGAAAAGTCATTACTGGATTAACAACACGTAGAAAAAAGGAACAAACGCTATTTAACACAGCAGTCAAGACAAAAACTAATGAAGAGATTGCAAAAGAAGTATTAGCGGGTAAATGGGGTAATGGTACAGAAAGAAAAACAGCTTTAGAAAAAGCAGGGTACAATTATACAGAAATTCAAAAACTGGTAAACAAACTGTTAAAAGGATAAAATCATGGGGTGGATAAGTAAGAGTGGCTCTCTAACACAAACTGAAATGGAAAATAATGCATTACTTTTCATATCTAAATGCAGAGCTTTGGGAGTGAATGACACGACAATTGCAGCATTACTTGGTAATTCACAAGCTGAATCAACAGTGAATCCAGAACGTGTCGAATCGGGTGGGGGT